CAATGGGTTTGCTGGATGGCGGTCAGGCCAACCTCTCGCGTATCACCTCGACCACGGCGTTCTGGGTTCAGACCGACGCGCCCGAGGGTCTCAAGCTCGCGATGCGTCGCGGCCTCGAGAAGTCGATGGAGGGTGACTTCGAAACCGACAGCATGCGCTACAAGGCCACTGAACGCTACGCGTTCGGCTGGACCGATCCGCGCGGCGTGTACGGTACGCCGGGCATCTAACCTGAGCGGGGGGCTTCGGCCCCCCTCTCTTCTCTGAAGGAGAAAACAGATGTCTCAGACGACTTGGACTGGCCCACTTGCCTCCGGCGATAAGAACGCCGGTTTGTCAGGCGGACCCAACATCGGCCTTGCGGTTCTTTCGCAGACTGTGTTGATCGACTTCGATGCCACACTGGTGCAGAACGGCACGGTTTACCTGCCGTACGACAGCCAGATCGTGGACATCATTGTCGACGTGCTTACGCAGTACAACAGCGCCACCTCGGCGACTGTGTCTGTCGGCACGGCATCGGGCGGCACGCAGTACGCCAGTGGCGTTAACGCCAAGACCGGCATCCGCGTCCTTCCGACGTTCACCGCCGCACAGCTCGCCGCGATGGACGACATCGGCACGAACGGCACTGTTGTCGCTACGGTCACGTCAGTTGGTCAGCCTACGGCTGGTCAGGTGCGTGTCACGTACTGCTACGTGCAGACGACCGCACAGGACTAATGACTGTTCGCGAAAGCGATGGTATAGGGTGGGGGCCGGCCTAAATAACCGGCCCTTACTTCGCAGAAGGAACGCCCCATGGCGGACGCAGTAGCAACACAGACCCTGTTCGATGGCGAGCGTATGGCCATCATGAAGTTCACGAACATATCCGACGGCACCGGGGAAACCAAGGTTGTCAAGGTTGATGTCTCGACCCTCACCTCCAGCGCCTTCGGCAAGGCCTGCGACGGCGTGACGATCACCAAGATCCACGCCCTCACACACGGCATGGAAGTCGACATGTACTGGGACGCAACCACGGACGTGCTTATCGCCGTGATCCCGCAGAACAACATGTACTCGTTCGACCTGACGCAATTCGGCGGCCTGTGGAATAACGCCGGCGCCGGCAAGACCGGCGATGTCCTGTTCTCAACGCGCGACACATCTACCGGCGACACGTATACTATCGTCCTCGAGATGGTTAAGTCGTACGCGGAATAAATGGCATGAATGGTGGCACCTACGACAGCCGGATAGCGCAAGCCAAGCGTCAGATCGACGACGCCCTCGGCTTGCCGCAGCGCGTCAGCCCCCTCGGGCCGCCACCGAACCAACAGCAGCCGCCCGTTAGCGGTCAGGCTGGCCCCATGGCGCAGCAGATGCCTGCCGGGGCACCGAACCCCGGCGCACCCTTCGGCGCGCCTCCCATGGGCGCCCAGCAGCCGATGGGAGGCCAGTTTGCGGGCATGCAGGGCGGCCTGCAGGCGCAGGTGGGTCCCGCCAACGTCGGCGTGCAGGCGCAGATGGGGCCTCGCGGCGGTTTTCAGGGAATGCAGGGCAGCGCGGGCATGCCCATGGCCGGTGGCAATTTCGACGTGAACGCCGCCCTCGACGACGATATGAGGCTGCAGATGCTTCAGGCGCAGTATGCGCGCGGTCCGATGTCGGTATCCGGCGGCTATGAACCCGGCGCAGGTTTCGGCGGCGAGATGCGTTACGAGGACGGCCCCGTGTCGGTATCCGGCGGCTACGACCCGGCGCGCGGCGCCAACGTCAGCCTCGGCGTCCGCAAGCAGTTCAAGGAGGGTGGCCTCGCCACCGCCGGCGCGTGGACCCGCAAAGAGGGCAAGAACCCCGAGGGCGGTCTCAACGCCAAGGGTCGCGCGTCGTTGCGGGCGCAGGGGCACGACATCAAGCCTCCGGTCAGCGCCAAGCAGGCCAAGAAGTCACCGAAAGCCGCCGCCCGGCGCAGCTCGTTCTGCGCACGTATGGGCGGCATGGAGGGGCCGATGAAGGACGAGAAGGGCCGCCCGACGCGCAAGGCGCTGGCTCTGCGCAAGTGGGACTGCTGACATGAGTGACTTCGCCGTCAAGCCCATCTGGGACAAGAAGCGACCCGAGGATCTTGGCAAGCCGAAAAGTCTATCGGTGAAGCGCAAGAAATCTGCTAAGGCACGTGCGGCTGCGGCGGGCCGTCCTTATCCAAATCTCGTCGACAACTTGGCTGCGGCCCGCAAGAAAGGTAAGTGACATGGACGGTTTCAAAAACACGACGCGCATGACGAACATGGACGGCGGCTCCTGCTACGCCAAGGGCGGCAGCGTCAAGGGCGCCGCCAAGGTCGGTAAAGTGATGGGCGAGTTCAAGTCCGGCAAGCTGCACAGCGGCAGCAAGAGCGGCCCGACGGTGACCAACCCGAAGCAGGCGATGGCGATTGCCATGAGCGAAGCCGGCAAGAGCAAGACGCCGATGAAGAAGGCCGAGGGCGGCGCCGCGCGCAACCGCATGCCGCCGATCGGCGACAGCGTGGACAGCGGCAACCGCATGTCTAAGATGAATGCCGCTGATCGCGCTGCCGTGCTGCGGACGGCAAAGAAGAGCGTGCCTGTGGCCTCGCGCCTGCCGTTGATCGGCGACAGCGTGGACAGCGGTAATCGCATGTCCAAGATGAACGCCGCTGATCGCGCCGCCGTGCTGCGCACGACCCCCCGCGCAAAGGGCGGCGTGATGAAGAAGGCCAGCGGCCTCGCTGCCATGCCGAAGGGCGCGTCGAAGAACAACGGCCCCGCACGCAAGTACGCCAATGGCGGTCCGGTAACCAATCAACCAATGGGTCAAACTACTGCCGCCTACGGGGCCAAGCTGCGTGAGCAGATTAAAGCCGGTACGATGACCAACGCTCAGGCTCAAGCGGCTCATAACGCTTTTGTAAAGCAGCAGATGTCGCCTCGTGCCCTAGCTGCCGCTGAAAACGCCAGCGCAACACTTCGGGCTGCTTCGGGGCCGTTAGCGAGGGGTCTGCTTGGCGCCGGCGCCAAGCAGGCGCCTACGCCGCCGAAGCAGCCAACGAGGGATCTGTTTGCCGGCCAGAAGCCGCCGGTTGATCCGGGCATTGCGATTGATAGGCCGAGGGTTTCGACGCCGCAAATGCCGGTGTACGACCGTGGGCGGTCGACGCCGGAAATGCCGATGGTTTTGCCGCCGGAGTATGGCCGTGGGTTCAACCCGATGCCGGTGTATTCGCCGCCGATGGAGCAGGTGCAGCCGCCCAGCGGCGGCTACTATTCCGAGCCGATGCAGCCGTCCAGCGGCGGCTACTTGGGCACAAATATGACTAAGAGCCAGTTGCGACAATCTCTCCTAACCCCGCCAACCCTATTTGGCACTCCGGCACCGTTCACACCGCCGATGCAGCCGTCGATGGAGCCGCCGATGCTGATGCCGCAGCCGATTGGTAAGCCGATGCCGGTGTATCCGCCGCCGGTACAGCCGCCAGTGCAAGCCCCCGCACCACAAGCTCCCGCAGCCTTGCCCGGTGCCCCGCAGACAAATCCGCGTTACCGAATGGGCGGCCTTGCGGTCATGCCGAGGGGCGGCAGGTACTGAGACTGAGGCGTAAAGGAAACTCAATATGGCCAATGCACTCTACCCGAAGTGGAAGGAGCAACTGCTCCAGTTCACTGCGAACAACAACTTGTCGGCCGGCACCGTTAAGGTGGCGCTGGTGGACACGGGCGTCTACACCTACAACGCGGCGGATCAGTTCTACACTTCGGTCTCGTCGGCCGTCGTGGGCACGCCGCAGACCATCGGGAGCAAGACGTTTACCAATGGCGTGTTCGACGGCGCGGATGCTACCTTCACGGCAGTCACCGGCGCCTCAATCGAGGCGCTTGTGCTGTACGTCGACACCGGCACCGCCGCCACGTCGCCTCTGGTGGCGTACATCGACACGTCAGTCACCGGCCTGCCGGTGACGCCAAACGGCGGCGACATCTCGATCACGTGGAACGCTTCGGGCATCTTCGCGTTGTAAACCCTTGCGAGGATTAACACATGGCACTGGTTCTCTCTAACCGCGTGCAGGAAACGACGGCCACTACGGGGACCGGCACGGTAACTCTTGCCGGCGCCGTATCCGGCTTTCAGTCGTTTGCGATCGTCGGCAACGGTAACACTACGTACTACACGATCACCAGCGGTACAGATTGGGAGGTCGGGATCGGCACGTATTCTACGACCGGCCCCACGCTGGCGCGTACAACGATCCTGTCGTCTAGTGCAGCGGGTGCTGCTATTACCCTTGTAGGCACCAGCACGGTGTTCTCTTCCTACCCGGCGGAGAAGGTTATATCAGACGGCTACGGCCTTCTCCCCGTGGCCAACGGCGGCACAGGCGCGACGACGCTGACGGCTAACAACGTCCTGCTCGGTAACGGCACATCGGCGGTGCAGGTAGTCGCTCCCGGTACTACTGGTAACGTTCTAACCAGCAACGGTACGACATGGCAAAGCACGACGCCCGCCGCCAGTGGCGCAACAGTGGGGCAGGCCATCGCCTTCTCCATCATCTTCGGACTGTGAGGAAATAGGTCATGGCCAACCCGAATATTGTTGCTGTCACCGCCATTCGAGGCGACAACAGCAGCGTCTCGCTGACTACCACCGCAGCCACGTCTATCGTGAGTAACGCCGCGTCAAGCGGCAAGGTGTACAAGATCAACACGATCATCGCGGCGAATGTCGATGGCACCGTCGCCGCCGACATCACGATCAACAAGTACAGCGCGGCGGCATTGGGCGGCACGGCCTTCCCGATTGCCTCGACCGTCTCGGTGCCCGCCGACGCCTCGCTGGTTATCGTTGACAAAACCACGGCGATTTACCTCAAGGAAAACGAGAGCATCGGCGCTACTGCCGGTGTTGCGAACGACCTTGTGATAACGTGCTCGTGGGAAGACATCTCGTAAGGACGGCGTAGGTGCCCATTAATCGCAAAATCGGCGGCTACATAACGGCGAACCCGATTGCGCCATCGTCAACGCTTGCTCGCGGCGGCTGGACACTCTCCCAGCAGCTTCAGGCTGTGTCGGCGGGCCTGTGGCCTTTGCCGCCGTTTACGGGTAGCATCGCCGTAGCACATGAAACATCGCCCCACATCACCGCTTACCCGTGGAGCGGCAGCGGCTTCGGAACTAAGTTTGCCAATCCGGCCACGCTGCCTACCGACACCGGCCTTGGCGTTGCCTTTTCCCCATCCGGCAACGCTATCGCTGTGGCGCACTACAGGTCTCCCTGTGTCACCGCCTACCCGTGGAGCAGCAGTGGCTTCGGCACTAAGTTTGCCAATCCAGCTACGCTGCCTACTAGCGAGTGTCAAGAAGTAGCCTTTAGTCCAGCGGGCGATGCCATTGCCGTGGCGCAATACTCTTCTCCATTTCTCGCGGCCTATCCTTGGAGTGGATCTGGTTTTGGGACAAAGTTTGCCAATCCCGGCCCGCCGCCAATCGGCACCGGCTATGGCGTGGCCTTTAGTCCCGCAGGAAACGCGGTTGCCATAGGTACTAATTGGGGCGGCGGAGGTTCGCCAATTTTAAGCGTTTATTCGTGGAGCGGCAGCGGCTTTGGGTCGAAGTTTGCCAATCCAGCTACGCTGCCAACATTTCAAAGCAATAGCGTAGCGTTTAGTCCGTCAGGTGACGCTATCGCAACGGCGACCGGCGATGCTCCCGGCGTATACGTCTACCCATGGAGCGGTAGTGGCTTTGGTACGAAGTTTGCTAATCCGGCTACGCTGCCAAACGGCGGCGGCAATGGTGTGGCATTCTCGCCCACTGGCGCTGCTATTGCCGTGGCACACGGCACAACGCCCTTCGTCTCGGCCTACCCATGGTCTGTTTCAGGCTTTGGAACAAAGTTTGCCGACCCCACCACGCTGCCCGCTGGAGCTGGCCGTGGCGTAGCGTTCTCACCCCTTAGCGACGCTATTGCGGTATCACACAGTACAACACCTTTTGTAACCGCCTACCCGTGGAGTACCAGTGGGTTCGGTACAAAATATACCAACCCGGCCACGTTGCCGACTGGCCAAGGCTACGGCGTGGCCTTCGGCGCAATCTAAGGAGCACAACACATGACCACACTCGACGAAGAACGCATCAAGATCATCACCGACGCCTATGAGCAGCGTAAGCGCGAAGTGATGCACCACCAGATCAACATCGACAATTACCAGTTGGCGCTGGTTGAGATTGCCGAGAACCATGCCGACTGCGAAGTGATGGCCGAGTTCGCTATCCGCCTACGCGAACTGCTGGGTAGTTCGCTCGTTGAGCAGGCAAAAGAGACCATCATGCGTGATGTCATGGCCAAGCAACTGGAGTCTAACTGATGTTTTACTACCTAAATCCCCCCGGCGGTTCGGCAGTGTATCCCTACACCCTGACCGATCTGCGTCTTGCCAACCCCGGCGTAAAGTTCCCCATGGACATCACCGATGCCATTGCGGCGGAGTATCACTGCTTTCCGGTGCAGCCGACCACTCCGGACAACGCCCCGACTGGCAAGAAGAACGTGCGCGCCGCGCCCGAACTGGTGGACGGCCTGTGGTTCGAACGCTGGGCGCTGGCGGACATCACCGCCGACGAAACCGCCGCACAGTGGTCTGCCGTGCGTGCCGAGCGCAACGCCAAGCTGGCCGCGTGTGACTGGACGCAGCTTGCCGACGCTCCCGTGGACAACCTCCAGTGGGCCGTCTATCGCCAAGCACTGCGCGACGTGCCGAATAGCCAGAGTGACCCGTTCAACGTCGTCTGGCCGACTGCGGGGTAATCAGCAATGAGCAATCGTTGGCCCGGCGGCCTGATCCGCAAGACACCTGTGACGCCCGCTGGCCCGTATCAGGACGGCGCGGCTCCGGGTGTGTGGACGCTCGCCGAGGCCGCGTACTGGACGAAGCAGGGGCTGTGGCCGACGGCTGGGCGAGGGCAGTTTATAGCGGTATCACACAGCACCTCACCCTTCATCACCGCCTATCCGTGGAGCGGATCTGGCTTCGGCACTAAGTTTGCCAACCCCGCAACACTGCCGACTGGGAATGGCAACGACGTAACCTTTACCTCAGCGGGCAACGCCATCGCTGTAGCGCACGCCACTTCACCCTTTGTTTCAGCATACCCATGGTCTGGTGCTGGCTTCGGCACTAAGTTCGCCAATCCGGCTACGTTGCCGACTGGGGATGGCAACGACGTAACCTTTACCTCAGCGGGCGACGCCATCGTGGTGGCACACACCACTTCACCCTTCGTTACCACCTACCCGTGGAGTGGCTCAGGTTTCGGAACCAAGTTCACCAACCCAGCTACGCTACCGCCTAGCACTGGTCGCGGCGCAGCGTTTACCTCCGCAGGCAACGCTATCGCAGTGGCGCACTCCAACACGCCCTTCGTCTCTGCCTATCCGTGGTCTGGCTCCGGCTTTGGCACTAAGTTTGCCAATCCCGCTACGCTGCCTGCATTTGATGGCTATGACGTAGCTTTCAGCCCCTCTGGCGATGCTATCGCCGTAGCGCACCAAGGTTCCCCCTTTGTCTCCGCGTACCCGTGGAGCGGCTCTGGCTTTGGAACAAAGTTTGCCAATCCGGCCACGCTGCCGGCCAGCAATGGCTTTGGTGTAGCATTTACCCCCGCAGGAAACGCTATCGCCGTAGCGCACACTACAACGCCTTTCGTTTCCGCCTACCCGTGGAGCGGCAGCGGTTTTGGTACTAAGTTTGCTAACCCCGCTACATTACCCGCTGGCAATGGCTTTGGTGTAGCCTTCAGCCCATCAGGCGACGCTATCGCCGTAGGACACGCCACCACGCCCTTCGTTACCGCCTATCCGTGGAGCGGCTCTGGCTTTGGAACAAAGTTTGCCAATCCGGCCACGCTGCCAACTGGCGTTGGCAACAGCGTAGCGTTTGGCGCAACATAAGGAGCCCCCATGATTAAACATCTCATCAGCCGGGTCTGGCCCGAACCACCCACTACGTGATATAGTCCTGTGTCGCAGGTAGAAAGGAGGTAGCGCTATATGTTTGGTTTTACTTCCTTCGCTGTAGCACCGTTTGCGGCGCTGTCGGGCGTCACTCTGCAGCCGGCGCTGTTCACGAACACGAACACGTTCTACAGCCCGACGGTTGCACCCGGAGCGGTGACACTCGCCCCGGCACTGTTCACGAACACGAACACGTTCTACAGCCCGACGGTTGCGCCCGGAACGGTAACACTTACCCCCGCGCTGTTCACGAACACGAACACGTTCTACAGCCCGACAGTCACGGGCGGCGTAGTCACACTGCTGCCGGCGCTGTTCGTCAACACGAACACGTTCTACAGCCCGACAGTCGCGCCCGGAGCGGTGACACTGCTGCCGGCGCTGTTCACGAACACGAACACGTTCTACAGCCCGACGGTTGCGCCCGGAACGGTAACACTTACCCCCGCGCTGTTCACGAACACGAACACGTTCTACAGCGCCACGGTGACGCCCGGCGCGATCACACTGCTGCCGGCGCTGTTCACGAACACGAACACGTTCTACAGCCCGACAGTCGCCTCCGCGTACACGATCGCCCCCGCGCTGTTCGTCAACACGAACACGTTCTACACGGCGGCCATAAGCTATGATCAAGTCATAGAACCGGCCCTGTTCGTCAACACGAACGCGTTCTACAACACGTTTGCCTACCTGTACCCGTTCCACCCGAACGACGTGCGCCCCGGAGGCAGCAGCGTCGTCCCGGGTCCGCGCGGGCCTATGCCGCCAGCGCCGAACGCGGCGCGCGGTGCCATGCCCCTATCTACATCTGTACGACAACCGATGCCCTTCCAGTAGAGTTTACACAGCGAGCGATCTTTGGTATGTTGCGACCGCCAGAAATGTTCGCCCGCCGTGGCAAGCTGCTGCCCTGATACAGCGAGCACAATGACATGGCTTATTCCAACACGGTATCGCAGACGGTGTTTACGACGCAGCGCGTTATCGACAACGCCGTGCGTCGCTGCCGTGTGCCTGCGGAACAGATCACGGCCGAGACGATCAGCATCGCCAACGACATGCTGTACCTGCTGCTGTCGGACCTCGCCAATCAGGGCGTGCCGCTGTGGTGCATCCAGAAGTGCATCTTCCCGCTGTACGAGGGCACGCCGACGATTACGACCTACACGGGCACGGTCGACCTGCTCAACACCAACCTGCGCTCACTGCAAGAGGTGACCGGCACCAACACCGACACCTCGACGAGCCGCACAGTGAACTTCGGCAGCGCCTCCGCCGCCACCGCAGTCAGCACGGTGGGCATCCTCTGGTCCGCCGCAGCCGTCCCCGTATCGCTGC